TCTTGAGTACTTCAACAAAGTTACAAAGGGTGGTCTTCCTAACAAGACACTGAATATTGCTCTGGCTGGCACAGGTGTTGGTAAGTCTTTGTTTATGTGTCACATGGCTGCCTCTGTTCTTCTTCAAAATAAGAATGTTCTATACATTACTATGGAGATGGCTGAAGAGAAGATTGCAGAACGTATTGATGCTAATCTTTTGAATGTGAATATCCAAGAGGTGGCAGAACTTCCTAAACAGATGTTTGAAACCAAGGTAAATAATCTAGCAAAGAAGACTCAGGGAACCCTGATCATCAAAGAATATCCCACAGCATCGGCACATAGTGGACACTTTACATCCCTTCTTAACGAGCTTGCACTTAAGAAGTCATTTAGACCTGATATTATTTTCATTGATTACCTTAATATTTGTGCTTCCAGCAGGTATCGCGGAGGTAGCAATGTCAATTCATATACGGTTATTAAGTCTATTGCTGAAGAACTTAGAGGACTCGCTGTCGAAGCGAACGTACCTATCGTATCTGCCACCCAGACCACTCGTTCTGGTTATGGTAGCTCTGACGTTGAGCTTACTGACACTAGCGAGTCCTTTGGTCTCCCTGCTACTGCTGATCTTATGTTTGCCCTTATTTCAACTGAAGAACTCGAATCCTTGGGACAGATACTGGTGAAGCAGTTGAAGAACAGATACAATGACGCTAATGTGTATAAGAGATTTGTGATTGGTATTGACAGAGCCAAGATGAGGTTGTATGATTGTGAGCAGTCAGCTCAGGACGATCTCCTTGAAAGTAAAACCGAAGAGGAGTATAATTATGAGGACAAACCTAAGAAATCATTTGAGGGATTTAAGTTTTGAACGGTTACTATTCAGTGTTTAATCCCAGAGGTGAAAAGATTGCCGATTGTGGTAGTCAAAAAGATGCTGTCAATCTTCTCAATATGAGAAACAATAGATGGGAAGGACATTACTATACGTTTAATCCTCTTCCTGGTGATATAATTGATGTCAGTTCCGGTAAACAACTTCCTACCCGAGACATCGTAGTTAATATGGATGGTGGAGTAGGTGGTTCTTGGGAAGAAATTGAATACACAAAACAACTCCCTGAAAATCAACAACAACCTTTAGACTTATGACTGTAGACACACAACGATACCTTGAATTTGTAAATGGCGTTACCTCGGAACAAAGTAAAGATCACGAAGCTTTTGTATCTCGTATCCAAGAGCTTGAAGAACAGGAGTTTCCTACCGAGCGATTGCTTACTGCTGCTGTAGGTATGTCTGCTGAGGCAGGTGAGTTTACTGAGATTGTCAAGAAGATTGTATTCCAAGGTAAACCTGTCAATGAAGAGAACTTGTTTCATATGAAACGAGAACTGGGTGATATCATGTGGTATGTGGCTCAAGCCTGTATGGGACTAGATACAACCATTGATGAGATCATTGAAATGAATGTAGAGAAACTTGAGAAACGATACCCTGGTGGATCGTTTGATGTTCACTACTCTGAAAATCGTAAACAAGGAGATCTCTGATGGATGGTGCAGTTCACGCGTGGAATACCATGAGTTATGGAGAAGGATTTCTCTTCTCCGTCTGGTTACTGGGAATGTATTTTATTAAACTAAAAATGGATCAGAGGTTTGGTCGATGAATCTTGAAATGAGTAGACGTGACGCAATTGTTCTACGTCATCATCTTTTCTTGTATACAAAAGATCACCCTGGTTTCTTCTCTGACGAAGGTATTCTAAAAATCAGAGAGATTTCACAACAACTAGATAAACAAATTGGTAAAGAAGAAAACCTATGATTAAAATTGAAATGGATGTTAGAGCTGCAGCCGCAGTGAGAGCATCACTCTTTCGTGATACAAAAGAGTATACATATGATCCAACCTGTTGTCCTCAACGAGTTGTTGATCTTCGTAACGTAATTTTAGATTTGGACACACAAATCGAAACAGAAATCCAAAAAGTAATTGAATCACAAACTGAGGAGGAATCCAATGAAACTACTGACACTTGAAGACTATCAGAAGGCTGGAGAAGAGTTTTGGCCTAAGTATTGGTACGTCTCTAAAGAACTCGGAGAGGGTGCTAAGGTTGAGGACATTCTAAAAGTTATGGAATCTCTTGGTGCTGTTGCTTTGAAGATTAAAGTAGAAGACAAACTATCTGGTCCATTTGGATTTAACAAAAAGAAAGATGACGAATCAACGGAAGAATGAAACCCTGGTTGATGAAGCATTCTATGTCTGGGAAACTAGATATGGACTATGGTCAACAGAAACAAAAGAAGGTCGTGGTATGATGACTGGAGCAACTAGAGATGCTGTTGTTGTAATGACACGGTGGCATCTCAAGTGTGAACAAGATGGAACTCTTGATCAATACACAAGAGTTGTAGGTAGTGGAATAGTTGATGGTAAGTTGTGATTGATCAGTTCTTCAGACTCTTGTCGATGTTTGTCATGTTGTTTAACATGTGTAATCAAAGTGACTTCAATAGACAACAGTGTATGAAGGACTGGGATGTGTGGTTGTATCCCGAACTTGTAAAAGGATGGGATCTATACACAGAAAAAGAAAAACCCTATCAAAGAGAGAAGGAAATATTAGAAGACATAAATAACTAATAATAGATTTGTTGCTAGAACCATGCAAGATATGAGAGATCTGTATAAGGCATATTCTGCCGTACATGATACTACTATTAAGGAAGAACTAGATAACTCGAAAGATCAGATTTCTGCAATGAACTTTGGTCAACTGACCGAAGGTGATTTGCTTGAAGTTTGTGAGGAGATTGTAGAAGGTTTGTTCCAGTATGGTTGTGACCTAGACACTGTACATGAAGTTGTTGGTTCTGTTATGGAATCGACTGTAGAAGGTGAACTTCCTGCACACAGAAAAGAAAAGATTGTTCGTATCTCTGAGGCATTTGATAAAACCTTTGAGAAGGTAGCTAGTAGAGCTGAGAGAAACTGTGAAGAAGAGTTCCTCAAGTATCGTACTAATAAGCCTCTGAATGAGAAGTGGCAAAATAAGTTGAACAATGAAGTTGGTAACGAGAAACTTCATGCAGCTTTGATTCACGAAGATAGAGAAACCATCAAGGGTGGTTTGATTGAGATGATCTCCAAGGTCATTGAAGAAAAGAAAGATTCTTCTTATCTTGAGACAGATATGAAGAAGAGAGAGAAGAATAACGAGAAGGCTCGTAAGGACATGGAGAAGGTTCCTGGTCAAAAGAACCCTCACTTCGAAGAAGTATCAACTCTGAGAAAGGGTTGGGGTGATGCATATGCCGCTATCTATGAGAAGAAACTTGATCCCGTAGGTCAGGAAGATGGTGACATCGATAATGACGGTGATAAGGATTCTTCTGATAAGTATCTTGCCAAGAGACGTAAGGCTATCGCTAAGTCTATGGGTAAAGATGTAAAGGAAGGTAAGATGTCTGATGAAGATGTCAAGAAACGTGTTGGATACACTTCTGATGAAAGTCGTCAGAAGAGACTTGACAAAATCAAAGTCAAGTTTGTGAAGAAAGAAGAGACTGAAGTCAAAGAAGGTATCCGTGATCTTGATCAAGAAAAAGGAACCAAAGAAAGAAAATCAAGTCTCGAAAAGAAGCGTGGTATGAAACTTGATGATCATCCTCAGTATAAGAAAGAGGAGGTTGAATCTGAAGGTTACATGCCTATGACTCCTGAAAGGGAGAAAAGGGTGTCACGTCAGTCTGATAAAGCTTATGCTAAGGAAGTTGTTGCCGCTCGTCATGGTAAAAGGAAAGAAGCCAATAAGCAGATGCAACGTAGGATTGCAATGCAGGATCCTGCAGGACGCAAAGCATCATTAAAGAATGAGGAAGAAGAAATTAAGATTGTTAATGCTTTGATTGAATCTGGCAAATTCAATGAAGATGAGATTCAAAATATTACAGAAATTCTGGGAGCAGCACTGGGTGGTATTGCTGGACATACAATGCTTGCACCAGCACTTGCAAAAGCAGGTGCCGCCGGTGCTTTAGCAAAGGCTGGACTTGCTCCTGGAATTGCTAAAGCAATTACAGGAAAAACAGCATCAGCTGCATTAGGTTCTGCAGCTGGTGAGATGATTGATCCTACAAAGAAACAGAAAGATAAAAGTCCAGTAGCTGCGGCTGTTGGTGGTGCAGCTGGTAGCGCTACTGCGGGAGCATTAAAACCTAAGGGAGTGATGGCTGGATATGAACCAAAGGGAGTAACTTTCTCTGAGGCTGAACTGGAAGCCATTCAGTCAAAGGTTGATGGATGGGATGTCGAAGAAGGTTATCAGCGTAATCCTGAGAAGGGAGAAGCTGAAGCAAGAAAGTCTGAAACCTCTGGTCAAAAGGCTGAAAGAAACGTTCGTGGTAGACTGAAGACTATGGACCCTGATAAGGCTGAAGCAATGAAGAAACAGATGAGAGCTGTTGGTCTGGATGTTTGATAATGACGAGAGATGTATTTAAATATTTGAAAGCCTCTAGAGAACTTCTAGAGGC